ATCATAGATTCAGGCAATGTTAAGTTCCGACCAAGCTTGTTAACAGTCTCATTGACAACATCAATATTATGCATTGACTTGACACGTTCAAGAGTAGCTGTTGCTTGCGAACGTAAGTTTTGCTCACCGACAGTCTGAAATTTATTTATCAAGTCTTCGTGAGTCATGTTTAACTCAGGAACACCATAACCGAGTTTCAATGCCCGGCTAGATAAAGTCTCTGCCGGTAATTCTACACTTGGTGTAGTTTCTGCAATCTGAACAGGCTGAGCCGGAGTTTCTGTTTCAGCATAAGAAATCGGGCCGCTTGTATTTGTATCTTCTTCCATTAGGCCCTCCGGGCCGCATGTTTTATTTTGTAAAACATTAAGCAAACATCGGCATACCTGCCGCACCTGTTAATTTACCACCTAAGTTACCTAAACCAGCCCACATAGATTATTGTGCTTTAGCATTTGCTAATTGCATATTCAATCCACTGATTGCGACGTTAGATTCAGAGATGTGTCTGCCGATATCGAGGTTCTGTCCAATTGCTTCTAATCCTGTATTAGATTCCCCAGCGATCTGACCATAACCACCTTGTAAAGCAGAACCTTGTCCAGCACCTTGTGATGTTGCATTGGATAATGCAATAGACCGAGCCTGTTGTGCACCACGGATTGTCTGAATGACTCTTCGTTGTGCATCTAATTCCATACCAAGACGTTTCTGTTCTTCAATCTGCTGTTGCTGTGCAAAGATCTGTTTCTGTATCTTAGCTTGTTTCTTAGCAGCACTTGCGCCCCCAAAGAAACTAGCAACACCCAGTCCAATTCCTGCTACTGCTAACGCTGTTGCGGCAGCCATTTATATCTCCTTAATATAAGTCTGTTCGCACAGCTTAAAACCAAGTTTATCATATAACTTATTCATTTTACCATCTAGGCTTGTCAATGTAATTGCCGAACATCCTTTACCCACGGCCCAAGTATTAAAGAAATCAATTAGCTCTGTTCCAAGACCACTCTTCCGATATTCAGGTTCAACCCACCAAGCCATTTCAGTAGCTGTTCTTTTGGTTCCCCAGAGAAAAGGCATTGTTAAAGCTAAGAGCATTCCTTTGTCTTCACAGATCAAGGCTAATTTATCCGCATCTAAAATAAAAGAACCAGCCAGTTGACCTACACGATAGGAGTCAACAAGGTTGGTATATGGACTTTCAGACGCAAAGTTAAGTAACATTTTAATTAAAGTTTCTGCATCCGCTAACGTAGCTTCTCTTATATCCATTGATTTGCAGTCTCGAAAGCTGACCAACCAATTAAACTAAAGGGTTGTCCTGTTACACTCTCTACCCTAAACTGACATGACAAACCGTGTCCTCTAATCTTAAGACGTTTAGGTCTTGCTTTGAAGAACCCTGCTGGAATTTGTACAGTAGACCATCTACCAGAAGATCCTAAAGTAGAGAAATCCCATTCACCACGAACCTTGAATGAAGTATCAGTAGCATCTGCGTCAGAAAAGAATGAAACATAGTTTGTCTGATACTTACGCATCCCTTCACCATGTATTCGGTACCCAGTTACAAAGTAACTAGTAAAATCAGTAGTACTAAGTGTTTCCCAATCTTTATATGTAGTACGATAACATTCAGCAAAAGTTACCGGAGTATTAGCACCATTTATATAAGAAGTAAGATACTTAATAATCGTACCGCTATTACCTGTACTCGATGTACTTGGTGAGAAAACGATTACGTTATTAGCACCGCTTGCAGATTGAACTGTGTTAACACCAGATGCCGCAGTTACTTGAGATAATGAATATGTCCCACCTTGTGCACGAACAGCAACAGCTCCGTGAATTCTACCCGGTGTAACGGAGATACTCCATGGAGAAAAAGAACCCGAAAGCATGTTTAACGTTAACATACGATCATAAGTATAACGTTCGTTAAAGGTTGTTGACGCGGACGATCTATACAACCACTGTATTTTGTAGTCTTCCGGGTCCCAGACACCTCTAGCATACCGTCTAGATTCTAATGGAATGTCTTGGTAGAAACTTAAAATAGTCTGCCCAATTAAAACCTTGACACTGAACTGACCTGTTTGAGGATCAGTTTCTACAGAGACAATACCATCCGGTGTCCACCAAATAGGAACGCCGTTAACCTCTACTAAACTGCTTGCAGACTGACTAGGTACTGCAGAAATCTTATGAATTGAATAGTCGTTGGCTACGAAACCCGTTCCTTGTGAACCACTAATAACCCATACACCATTAGTACAAATAACGACTAAAGCGTTTAACCTTGGAACTAATTTAAGAATTTGTCCAGCTTCTAGAATATCAGCATAACCACCATCAGTAGGTAGTAAATCAAATAACGTTTCTGATGTCGGATCTTCCGCTTGATAGCAGAAACCGGCTCTAGAAACATCATCTAAAATCTGAGAAAAATATATTCGAGCATTATACCCTGTTGATTGAATTCCTCCGTAGAAGATACGTCCAGCAAAGAATGCGCACGTACTTGGTCTGGCTACGCCCGTTGTAACTGCGCTGATGGAAAGAATTCCACTAGCAGCAGCTCTATCCTGATTGAAGACACTTAAAATAAAATGTCCCTTAGAGGCAAGGTTATTACTTACATATTTATTAACGTATTCTGTCGTAGGAGCGAATGCACCGGAAGTATTCTTATATAAGAACCAAACATCATTGTTATTTGGATAGTTACCAAAAAGAATATTCCAAGCTTCTAGATTGTCCGGCTCTTCGACAATGTTCCAATCTGTTAGTGTACCAGCACCATTAGTAGCCGTGACGTTAACAGTTAAAGTCGTACTTGCGTACGCAGTAACCGTTCCAATCATTATATTACCGGTATTTGTAGAAGGTCCTAAAGAACCTGGAGTAGCTCTTGAATATATACGTACACGATCTCCAACAAGTATCGGCATACCCGCAGTAGTCGTGAAAGCCTTACTTCCAGTACCAATTGTAATACTTGTTGCAGATTGAATTAAGTATCTACTGGACCAACCTTGATTTGCAAGATTATATCGATGTGCGTCTGTTAGACTTGTAGGACGTTCATGGTTTGCAAGACCATCGCTAACGCCAGTAAAATCTCGCTGTTGAATAGTTATCTTAGTCGCCGAAAACGTATTTGTACCGGAGTTATAAGAAATATAGAAAGGATCACAGTTAGGATTGGTTACAAATAAATAACCATTACCTTGTGTAAACTGACATTCTAAAGTCGATACGCTGGTAACTGTTGGAGCAAAGAAAGTAGATAATGCAACAGTATTCGCATGTTTTCCACTTGATAAACTCGCAGATGCTGAAACCTTGTAGAAGTGTATTGTGTCTCCGATTTGAACTACAACAAAGACAAGATCACCATCACCGCCGACGTTCTTCCATTCGTATGTAACAATGGCAGCGCCGGTTAAGGTCTGATTGGAATCAACATGACCACCTTCAAGGTCAATGCCCAAGCGACGTTCAATACGTCCTAAATGATCAAATAAACAATTGTCTGTATCTGTACAAGCATCTTCAGGGAAATTAAGCGCGGTTGATTCCGAGATTAATCCCTTAGTAAACTTATTCTGAACAACAATCCCGTGACTACGAGCCATTATGGATATTTTTAACTTCCACTATTTCTAAATTACGCTTACCAAAATATTCCCGCGCAAAAGCAACGAGTTTGGATATGCTTGTATACTTACCCTTCAAAGCCTCTGGTAATATACCGTTTTCATATTTGAAAGACCAAATACTACCTTCATCCATAACAGCTCTGATGGAGTTTCCGCCTTTCCAAAGCCTTGTATCTACAACACCTGCGGAATCAAGTGTCTTAGTTCCAGCTATGGGGCGGATGATGAGTTCACGTTCAGGAGCATTCATTTTAACTTCAGTTATGTTTTCATGGGCATGAAACAAAGTAGCCATTAAAGTCTCCGTCCAAAATGAGGTAACGAATCAAATGCAGATGGGACTTTAGTCAACGCTTTAGTACGTTGTAAGCTCACCCACTGCCTTCTAGATTCTTGTTCTGCCTTTGGGTTTGGTTGCTGTTTCAGATCGACGAATGCAACAGCCGTTGCCTCATTCAAGAGTAACGGAAATTGAACATCATCTAAATCCGGGATGGTTGTATCAATAAGATTGAATGTAGGAACCGTCATTGCAAAACATTTAGTCTTAGATGTTTGCAAGGTAGTTTCTACAGCATTGTCATACGAATCAAACACAATGTAGACATCATCCACGATGGTACAAAACGAAGGCTTCATATTGTTAGTGAAAGTAAACGTAATACCATTCAAAACCATAGTACCAACACTTAGGTCAGCTGTATTCAAACCATCAGTCATTTCCAAGAATTGAGCTAATGGTAATATTGTTACATATTCAAACTTATCCGTTGTATCCGTAACCGTTCTGATGTTGTACTTGATCCAATCAATCTTTTGAACATTGTCTGGGCGTAACATCAAAACAGGCTTGGTGCTATCCCCGGAAGCTGTTAATTGAATAAGTTTCTTATGTTCAGGAAGATTAGATCGCGTTAGAATGTTGAAATAAGTATTTCGGATAATACGGGCTACTTGCATAGCTTCAGTAGTATCCGAAATACTATCTACTTCGTCACTATCCAACCTTGACAATATATTTTGAGTAAGCTCTAAGAGTGTGTATTTCATTTCTTAAGCAATCTAGAACCAAAATCATAAGCAAAGTAGAAACCACAAACACCTAGGATAATTAACCATGTATTTGAATCAAGAGGATCAGTTACATAAGTATAACATTTACCAAGAGGAGTTATTGGCGTCTTTCCAGAGCATCCCGCAAAACTCCCAACAACCTTGTCCCACACCAACCACTTATTCAAGAATATTACAACAGGAAGAGCCATTAGAGCCCGAATGCCGCCGTTTAGTAATATACCTACCCGAGAAGCAGCTTCAGCCACTAAGATTTGGCGTCTATCGTGAGCTTCTTCAATCTGTTTGTTTATATGGGCTAGCTCAGTATCAGATTGAGCTTTTACCTTCATCTTCTGAAGGTCAGTGATGTTGTTAGCTACTTGAGCTAGCATCGGGGCTAACCCTGTGATGAAACCAAGAATGCTGAACATTAGTGCGTATATCCTTTTGCAAATGCACTCAGAATAGCGATAAGCACACTTACTATAACCACCACCCCTCCAATAACACCTATAATAGTTAATACGTCTCCAACTGTAATTGCTTGTTCCATTTTAAGTCCTATTAGCTAAACCACGAAACCAGAATGCTAAAGTAAACAGCACCATTGTTACGATGGTAATGGTTGTGCCACTGATAAACTTATCTAACGGAATACCGGTAACCCACTGCTGCGCCATCGCAGCAAAAGAACCGATAGCACCCAAGAAGGTAACCATCTTAGTCTTCAAACCAGGTGCCCAGGAAGCAACCCAATTCTGAAACCGATTCCATTTGTCCTTAATCCAAGTCCACATTATTTATTTCCTTTTATAAATTTTCTATAGATGAAGATACCTGCTGCGATTAGAATACCGACAGCAATGATGTAAGGTAAATATTCAGGCCATACTGTTGCAATAGCACCTGTTCCCACAATTATTGGTGCTTCAGGTGGAATATTCACTCTAGACTTACCTCCAAATTCCAAGTACTTCAAGAGTGCAGCGCACCCTATTTGAGAGTCCATTACGGTCGGATCAAATACACCATCTCTTATATATTTTCCTAATTGTTGGTGATTTGTGCTCGCCCAGATATACGGACTTCTTAATCCTTTATTTCTATATCCATAACCATTAAAAGGTTCTAAAGCCCATAAACCTCTGGCTACAGACCAATCTTTAATCTTATCAAACCCTTGTAATTCAAGAGCATCTACCGCAGCATCCGTCCAATCCGAAAACGGACCTCTACCTGCAGGCACTAACCTGGTTGTTTTACCTGTACCAATAATACGTTCACCATTATGGAGTGCACATTCCCAACGTCCGATATCCTGTTCACCAGCCTCCCGAACATGTATTACGGCAACTATTTGCCAAGGTACACCTGTACGTCTTTCAACCTGTTGATACCAACCTCTTTGTTTTAATATTTTATCGGATAGACGCTGCAGTTCCGAAGAATCTCTAATGATACGCATAGTATCCCAGAGTTGCTGGTATTCAGGTCCATATTTTTCAAAGGAGATATAAGCCATTAGCTAAGTTTCCAAATTCTAACATCTGCATAAACTTCGTTTTCTCCAGAACTTAAGGCTAAACCCCCTTTAAGGACATTCAAAATAATACTGCCTTGGGTCTGTGGCCAACTTTGTAATTCAAATGTTTTTGTACCTGCTATTGTAAAACGTCCAATTACATTAGTTAATAAGATACATTGTAAATTCCCTTGAGCACTAGAACCTTGATGTTGAACTTCATGCATCGCATTACTACCAATTAGAGTAGTGGTACTATCTGTTATATTTCTCAAGCGAGACTTAGCATAAACACCATTAAACGCATTTGTTCCAGAATGCGCATCAAAGTAAAGCTGGGTTTCTGCTTCACACCAATAGGTACCCGCAGGAAGTGCAAACTGGTTGCCAGATAAAGTTATTCCAAGATCATCTGTTTTTTCAGTCTGTAATGCTCTTGTATTCCAGGTGTTATTTGTTAAACCATCTGCTGCAGTCCCAGAGCTACGTTCATCTCGAATGTGATATAACTGTGATTGAAAGACCAGAACCCCTGCAGCAGTAATTGCAGCAGCAGGTACGGTAGTCCAACTACCACTACCAGCACCGTTAGAAATATACACACGATTTGCAGCGGCGGCAGCCACTCCTTTAGGTTCATGTAAATCTGAACCAGTTAATACTGAATGTTCTACGTTTGCCATATTAAATCATATATCCCATAAAATAAGTGCTATCTGCAGCACCGCTGATTGTTCCTGTACCACTCGTCACATCTAAATAACATTGAACAGTATAGGCATCCGTTCCATTCGCGTCATCTATAGCTGTTATATTTGCATTTCCTTGGTTTGTTGCACAGGGGTAAACACCTTTTTTATAAGAAGCTCCGTTTTTATAAATCGCAATACCTATAAAATTTCCAAGTGTTATTGTTCCTGTTGCTGTAACGGCAGCCATCATACAAACTTTACCTGCAGGAGGCGTCCATGTATTAGAGGCAAAATTACTACCGACATCAAAAGCTTCAGTTCCAAAGGTAACTTGAGTAAATGTTGCATCCGGAAAAGATGTTTGATCTGTTCCATTTTTATGTGCGGAAAAACTAGATTTAGTTGCGCCTATGTTAGTGTAAACAAAAGCTTGTCCAGCTCCTGTAGATTGTTTGAACTTTCCCGAAGTACCAAGTTGAGTAAAAGAAGAGTTATTTGTAAAAGAGCAATCCCAATCAAAATCAATATAACCAGAATCGTTTGACCAAGATAAATCGTGAGCAAATCGAACACCTTTGAATTGTGTGGTCAAGAAACCTAAAGTATTCATAATAAACTTCCCAGTTCCTGAACCTGTAGAAGTTAGATTCTCAAATACAATGTTTCTTACTGTTTCGCCAGACCAAGTTCCAGCTTGACCGATTTTAATTAAATCAATATTATTCGCAAAAGATTTCAAACTACCGGATACGCGTAAGTTCTCAAGAACATGGTTTCTTGTCGTCGTATCATTACTTGCACCAGTACCTTGTTTGAATATTTCAAACGCCGTGGAAGTATTTGTAGATGTTCCTATTTCAATGTCTAAGTCAAAGCTTATGTTCCGCATAAAACCTGCGGTACTTGAAGCATCTCCCTGCTGAACAAAAAGTCCAGTTAAACCAGAGCAATTATCAGTCTGTGTTCGACAGACATATCTAATTTTAACATCACTTAAAGTATTAGACAGTGCAGATTCCGCGTTTGCGGTATAAACTCCAACTAAAATATCATTTAATGTATTCGTTCCCGGTTCACTCTCGGCAACCACATCTAATTGTCTTACATTGTAAGCATCCAATGTACGCGCTGTGTTTATTCCCTTCAAACCGCGAATTGTTACCTGATCACCATTCTTTTGAAAAGTAGGTCCATATTCCACACCATCAGCAATCATCCCGTTTATACGGATATCTCGGGCTCTATTAGTTAGAGATAGTTCAGAAGTTCGAAGACACTCTAAACAAGCTCGCCCATATTTCTGATAAAAAGAATTTACTCTGATATCCCGATTAGTATCTATTAGGTATATACCGGAAAGACCGTTACTTACGTCTGCAGTAGTTGTTGTTGTTTGCTCTGCCCAATATCCATTAATCTCTACATCATAACAATTCTGTAATGTAATAACTCTAACAACACGTCCTCCGGTATACGTTCCGGGAGATACTAATTTAGAGCCATTAAAATTTACTCGCAATCCTTCACAACCTGTAAAATCAAGAAGTGTACTTGTCCCAACACTTGGAGAAGGAAAAACAGAGTAAGATTTATTCTTTCCTAATTCAACTACAGCACTAACAGCAGTTCTAACTGCAGTTGCCATATTTTGGAAGGCAGTAGTATCATCCGTAGTCCCGTCGCCAATTGCCCCATAACCTTCTGGAGTAAACACAAGTGGACCCCCGCCATTTGCTAAAACAAAGGCAGTAGTAGCTATTTGTGTTGTATTTGTACCGGGTGTTGCCGTCGGTGCGGCAGGAACTCCTGTAAAAGTTGGAGAAGCAATAGGAGCTGCACCACTCACATCCGCGACAACAAGAGCTAAAGCTGTTTTTGCTTGTGACGCAGTCCCATCGATGGGATCACCTGTTCCAGCTCCAGCGGCTCGCATTTTGAATGTAGCCTGAGCCATGTCTTCTAATTTAGTGTTGCTAATTGCATTTGGATCAACAGACCACACCAACCCGCCGGAACTTACAGTAATATCTCCACGATCTCCGTCAGATAAAGGACTTATAACAAGTGTTCCGCCTACAAAATCTTGTAAATCTTGAAGTCTTAAAGGTTCCGTAGATGTCTGGGGTTGAGATAGATTAAGAATTTGATTACCATTCATATCCAAATCAGCACCCATCTGATTTGGAGTAGTACCGTCTCTGGACAGCACTGTATCCGAGAATGCCTCTAGAGTAGCATAATTCGAATTCAGTGCCGCCAGAGCGGACTGTTCATTTGTTAACGACACAATATCGTTTTGAACAAGTTTAGACATTAGACCGTTGCGCTAAAGATGGTTGCGACCACGCCAGACGCGAAAGTCATTCCGCGAACTGCCCATTTAGTCGAAGCCACATCCTCTAGTTCAAACCATGCACCAACGCCACCACCAGTAGTAGTGCCATTCATAGTCATGGTATCATCGGTACTCGCTGCAAAGTCGCCGACCACACCGGATGCCGCAGCACCAGTGTAAACAGCAACACCGCCAATCATAGTATCAGATGCGTTTGCAACTTTGATAATATGGTTATTGGATGTCGGAGCAACAGAAACAACGAAGCGATAAACATCGCCTGTTCCGGTTGCAGCAGGGAGGGTTGCGACAGACCCGGTTAAAGTATCCAGTAAAAGTGTACGACCCAAATGCGTAGCACGATTAACGGTTAAAGTACTGCCAACTGCAGTGGTTTGAGCCACGTTGCTGGACTGACCGGGTGCACGTGCGCCGGTCTTAATACTCTTAACAATTAAATCGTTACCAGCCAGATCATAGTCTGTAGGTAAACCCATATTTTATTCTCCTGTATGGAAAGGAGGGGACTAGCCCCTCCAGACCAAGTTAGATCACTTTCATATACCGAATGCGAACGACAACACGACCAGCCGTATAGGTGGCAGCGTTAGCGCGAGCAGCGATATAGTTAACCTGCGATGTCGTTGTACCGACCGCAGCACCGACTGAAGTAGAGCCGATACGTAAGACCGTCTTCTCACCGGCAGCATCAATCGCCGTCATCGCCAGAGCGGCAATGAACGAAGTATTGCTGGTGATCGTAGTACGATCTGTCTGAATCATGCCCACATCGAGCGTAGGAGCACCGCCAGAGGTCGCTGCAGTTTCTGCAACAATCTCGACTTCCTCAATACGCACACCGGACGGAACAAAGATCTGATCCGACTGAATCACAGACGTTGCCGTCAATGTCGTCAAATCAAGAACGACTTCGATTTCACGAAGTGCGCCATAGGTCTTAAATTCACCAGCCCGATTCGGGGTTGCTTTGTCTGGACCAATCTTAACAAAGAGGTTATCCGAGTTTAATTGACTACCCATTTAATCCTCCCTATTAGACCACGATGCCAGTAGTGTCGGTAATAACCGTGATGATGTTCTCAGGACGATAGGCTTTGAACCCATATTCCGCGAACGTCACGTACTCCCACTGCTGAAGATCTTTGTTGAACTCCGAATACACAGTCGGCTGTTGACGGTACCCACCAATGATGGGCATGATGTCATCTGCACCGACGGTGAAGAAGAAGTTGGCCACTGCACCTGCAGCAGACGAAATCGAGTTAATCGTCTCTGCACCAACCGTCGGAAGATAGTTGGAAACGTAAACGTCAAACCCGTAAATATTAAACATGAACTTCATGCTACCCGTAACAGAACCGGTAGTAAGACCACCATTAACGATGGGTCCCCACTGCGGGCTCTGGGTCATGAGATTCACAACATTCGTCTGTGTTGCGATTGTATAGGCAACAGAAGGATCAACCACCGCGCACATACCTCGGAGCGGGACGTTGGCCTTCATAAGCCCGTACTGTGCCTTCGCGAAATCGTTCAAACCCATTGCCCGGTTAGTACCGGACACGGCAGAACCGATCCAACGATGGTCAGCACCATTATATTGATTCGCATTGCTAGCTGTCTGAGCCGCATTGAAACGGTTGAAGATACGAACTTCAACAGCCTCACTGATGGCGCGATGCTGCCGAGGCAGGAAGGCCGCGAGGACCTCCTGACTATAGAAGCTATCTCGCTTGAACTTTGCCGACATGGCATTCGCCGAGTACTTGTACTGGTCAAAGGTAAACGTAAAGTTACCCGTATCCATACGATTGTACTTGACGGCCTGGCCTTCGGAGAAGTCAGCAGTTTCTGCCTCACCGATGCTAGGAATGTTCAAGGTCACACCATCTGGGAAATCAGGGACAGCTCTAACAAAGCGCATTGCGATGAGGTCATCTAACAACAGACCCTTGAGCTGATTAGCCCAGAGATTAGTCCGTCGCAGATGTTCATCGGTAAGGGTCGTAAAACCACTTGCCATTTGTTAAACTCCACTAATTTGTTTTTTGGAAGTTTCCATCTTCGAATTTATCACCGAGGACGGTGTAATCTTCCAACATTTGATTTTGTGTTTTTGAATTGAAGTATTCTTCAGGTTTGTTTTTCTTCAACTCTTGATAATAAGACCACGTCTTATGGTTTCCGCTGGTCGGCTGGAAAGGCGTTTGTCCTGATCGAGGAGGTGCCTGAAAGTTGTTATTCGCAGGAGCTTGTTCCAAACCAAAAGTCTTGATAAAGACCTTAGGATTGTTTCGCGCCATAGTTTCCAACTCTACAGGAGTTAAACCTAAGTCATTCATTGTATCGGCCAAGTGTTGCTTATAGTTTGCACCAAAGCGTTGCTGGGCCTTTTCCTGAACCAATCTATAATTATTATCCTGTCGTTCCTTCTCACGCATTTTCTCGTAATTAGTTGCGACAAGAGTTTCTAATTGGTTAGGATCAAACACGGGCAGTCTCTCTTCGTTCACTATTGGGTTGTCGTTACTAGCAAGTGGTTGTTTAGCGAATTTTGCAATTACGTCTTCCAACTGTGCCCTTGTTAAATTTTGTTCTCTTTCTTTTTGATATTCTTCTCGAAGTTCATCCATTCGCTTATTTGCAAGCTCAATGGTTTTATCTCCGTGCCATTTACTTTTGGCCATATCTTTGTAGAGATCTAGTTCCGATTGATACTTGGTCTTATCAAAACGGGCACCTGGTTTGGTCAATTCCGCCAGGTAATCGGCATTTTCATCAATAACAATCTGGTCATCGTTATTATCTATTAAGCTCATTATTTTTCCTCTATGGTCAGAAGAAGTCTTAAGTCCGCACAAGCGGCACGAATGCCATTCTTGAATGCTTGTTTATGACTCCAATTGGGGTTTTCATATTCTTCAAGTTTAATTTCAGAACGATCTATCGCAGCTTCCTTCTCATCCAGAAGTTGCCTGATCCGATCTAAGACAGGCTTAGCACCATAGACTTTGTTCCTGAAATCATCGATCTCAGTCTCCGTCTTAAGATGAGAAGTCCATTTAATCCACATTATTGAGTTGCTCCTGCTACTCCGCCTGGTGCGACGGACATATCGTGATCTGCCCCAATTCCGGTCGCTGTTTGTGAAGCCATACCAACCTGCTGTTCTAGCGCGTTCCTGAACTTCTGAGCTTCAGCTTGTTCAGCTAAAGCTACATAAGGAAGTACGACACCCCACTGTTCTAGGTTAAAGATATTCTCCAAAATTTTAGCCAAAGTCTTTCCTGAGAAATGTGGCTGAACAGTCGCCCATAAAGGCGAATTGGTTAAGTTGGTTAAGTTCTGAACTAAGTCCGCCTGCTCGGCAAAGTGCCTGGAAGCAACGGGCTTAATACGTCCAATTCCTGTGATATCCTCTACGCTCAATGTTGCAAAGGATGTAGTATTAAATTCATTATCAAAGACTTTGATCGTCGTAGTACCAGTCATCTGACGACGAGCTAACTCTAACATAGCGTTATAGAGAGGTTCCGCCTCCATCTCTTCAAATTGCTTAGTCTTGCTATTGAATAGACGAGAAGCAGCATTCTCCATACTCTGTACTTCGTACTTAGTCTTCTCACCAGGTGTTCGGAAACCCATGGCTTCGCGAGGTGCGCCGGCCATCATTTCCATCAAGGTCTCAAGACGCTCAATCTTCATATCCGCCTGCATGATATTAACAGCCGGCTGTAAGATTTCAACATCACCTTCTTCAGAAACGTAGATATCTGCACCAGGTTGCCAGACGAACTCTTCCACCATTCCCTTGATCTTTTTGACAGGGAAAGCAGTGAAATCCCAGATATCCGCACCCATGTTCTCTAAGTGATCCATGCGATACTGCATACCAACCAGGTTATCCAAAGGACCCATACCCCACAGATTATCCGGCTTCTTTCGCCAAGCACAGTGGAATATAGGGGGATACCCGAAATAAGAAGGATTGGGTTTATTGCCGATTAACTTATGTCTATCTACAACTGTGATGACATGGTTCTTGTAGAATACGTCATCTTCCAGACTATACAGATCACCGTAGAAAGTAAGAACCTCAACCATACCTGATTTAAGATATTCACGGAAAGAAGTGAAACCATCTAACATGTAGAGTTGTTCAAGTTCTTTCCAATCTCCTTCAAACTGAACTGCAAGATCACGTAGGTTCTTTAGATAACTCCAAAGTTCCTTGTACTCTTCCTGGTTCTCGTCTGAAGACATCCGTTGTAGGAGTTCTTTTAACTCACCTAGGCTAATAATAGACCTAACAATCTTGGGAGAGACTTGAAAGCTCTCTGCCGTCGGGTTCATTACGATGTTGAGTGGATTGATGCGTCTAATCGCGGGCCCCACGTAACCGACCTGAGTCTTGTCCGGAAGCTCGACACGTTCATCAGACCACTCAACGGTAGCAAAGCAATTTCCGTAATCGATGTAATCTAATAAGATCTTATCCATCTCATGCTTGAAAGATGGTTGAGAAATTACCCAACTCATATAATTAGTAATAGCATCACGCTTAGCTACTGAATCCGGATCCTCTTCATTCGCCTCCCAAATCAACCACTTCCTCTGAGGAAACATTGTGGCAACATAGTTGGCGTAAAGGTTATCTCTGATTTGACATAACTTCGGTACTGTCGTACTATTCTTCCAGGGCAACTGAGCATTGGTAGTTCGCTTAGTGTCTGTGGCATAGACATAGTTGCGAATTTCCAGTTTCTCTTGTTTCCACTGGTTTCGCATCATATCCCATTCACACCACTTCTCAGTGATGGCAACAGCTAGACGGTCCTCACTCAGGACATCGTTTCTTAATTCTAAAACTTTACCAGTCACCGGGACTTCCTAACAAACACGGTATAAATACCTTTCTTTTCAATACCCCACATTAGGCAACACCCCCGAACTTCGTGTGGTAATTAAACATACCTGAAATATCTTTCTTAAAACTTGAATATAAACTCAACGTAGGAGCTAAACTCGATGCAAAATCAACCACAGATGCAAGTGCATCTTTTACGTCATCATGAGCAGGATTTGCGTAAATCAACTCTTCCTCCAGAATTTGACAGTTCCCAGTTGGATAATGCCAAATTTGCTTGTTTGCGTACTTTGGTTCTAGGACGGCCATTATTCGTTCTTCTTTCGATCCCGACCAACGACCCGGTCGATAATCTTCAACCGAAAGAGCTAACCCTAATGGACGTATATACGACTCTTTTAAGTCAGTTACAATCGACTCTTGAGCAGCAACCACTTCAGCTCTTATCTTACGGAAACCCCATTTCTGATGAAGAGCTAAAATCCGTTTTATCTGTTCAGAAGGAGATTTAGTCTGAAAACGATCAATCTCTAGAACATAAAAGTTCTGTTTGCCATCGACTCCAATAACCACAATAGCAGAATAATCGGAACGTTTGTTAACAGTAAAAGCAAAATCCACTGCAGCAAATATGTTAAGCCGCTCGTCTCGGAAGAACCATCTTCCATTGCGTACCGTCAACCAGCCGGGCTCGTAGTATTGGAAGAGTTCTCTTTTAAAGACCGAGGCCCCGACATCGTGTGGATCGTTATAATATTGGGCCCTGAAGTGCGTTTGATTGATGTACTGTTTTTTCTTCGTAGCCAAGGCTTCCCGGTCAAATCCAAACCACTTTCCATCATAACGTTGTTGCTTCGGCCATAGAAATTCACCACTCCCGTCTCCGATTGATTCAACGGTTTCTGGGATTCCGTAGTCGGAGTTCCTCTCAAACATAGGAATCGATTTAATAATTCTACCATCTTCATCATATTCATCTATCTTTAAGTCTAATAACTGAGCGTACAGATCATCAGGATGATAACGAGTCCCAACAACCCATTCACGAGCACCGACGTGCTCAACGCTGCTAAGAAGTCCATATTGATCTTTTACTTTTTCCCGACCATCTTGCGTGTAGGCATTACCGGACACGACCACATCGTCCAACACGCATATGTCGCAGTGTAGACCCACAATGTTAGTAGTGAGCCCAGCAGTAAATATTGAAGGTTCTCTGACATTTTCAGCCTTTCTTCTAGGATCGTCTACAGAAATTTCTCGTTCAGTCCACTTCTCTCGCTTGGTCTCTTCTTTATTGACCATTTCCGGCCAGAGGAGGCGGTAGTTGTCTCCCGTAAGAATGTCTTTAATAAACTTAAGCTGTTTCGTGGCAAGGTTGGAGGTTGAGGAGATGAATAAGATTTTAAGGGTTGGATCACGTGTTAGTTCCCATGCTACGCGGTAAGCTATTAAAGCAGATTTCATATGATCCCGTGGGATCAGAAGTATTTGGTGGGTCTTCGCATCAGGTCTGGTCCACCAATTAATTATTTGTCGGTGTACGTTTCCTAACAATCTTCGTGGGTGAACTGTAGTAATAAACTTTTCAAGGGAAGCTTCACAAGCAGCCCGGAGATCTTCCCGCTCCGGACTTAGCGTCTTCCGCTTTTTTGTTTTTGTAAATTCGGTCTTGAACCGCAGTCTGGAGCCGGAGTTCCCAGAGCCCGTTGTTGACTTCCGCGAACCTTTGGTTGTCGTGGTGTTCATGATTTTCCAATTTGTGTGTTATTGCAAAAATTACTTTCTCAAAACGTTCGTCCATTGTTTTAGAAATTCCTGCAAATCTACCGGACAACCAAATAGCATGTCCCCAAACTGCAGATATAATTGTTATTCCTAAAGCTATTTGTGGAAAGTATTCCATTAAAAGTTCCTCAATTTTCCTACTGACGTTAAGAACGGAAGAAAGTGTAATTCCGTTATGGGTGGGGGTACTACAGGTTCATCATCGAATGGTGAATGTGTTTCATATAACCACCCCTCCGGTATTATAAGTTCCTCTTCTCCTTCGTCAGATATTGTCCATAGAAACTCTAATGGTTCCAGGAATATATCTTCAATTATATCCGGTATAAATAAATCTTCTCCGGGTATTTCTTCTTCTTCGAAGAAAGATTCGAGAGTTTGATTGTCTTCGAAGATTTCTTCTATTAAGAAATTATCAGTAAACCCTTCGAATTGTTCTTCTTCAGAAGACTCGGCTTCAACATAGAAGATTAAATCGTCCTCAGGCTCTTGGGGATTATCAATATCACCGATAAGCGCCAGGATTTCTTCTTCAAATGCAGCTTCTATATTTACAATAGGTTCATCTGCATCGAATAAAGGAATGCTGATTTCACCTAAGGCATCTTCTAGCTCTTCTGGAAGATCGGCTAGAAGGTAGTAGATGTCGTCTATTACTGCGACATCTTCGATAAGATCGGTTAGATAGAAATCTAAACCAATCTCGTATTCACTAGTGTCTATTCCTTCCAGAGACTCAATTAAGTCCGGTATTACTACCGGGCTCTGAAAGGCTAGAAGAAGAGACATGTTACAGTGTCAGAATACAAGAATTGTATCAATTACTGGATTTGTCTGAATGCCTGCGCTAAACCATGCCATTAGTATGCCGTCACTTCTGCCCAACGGAAATCAATGTACCAAGTAATGCCATAAGACGTTACGTTAAGAACACGGTTTTCAATTATAAGACCTTCATTTTGTACGAAGGTAAAAGGATGTGTTCCGTTAACGTCGTCCAGAGCATCTAGAGGACCCCACATACTAGCTACCGTTGGTGCGGCGGTATTGACCAAATATGGAAGAGTAGCGAAGAATTGAGCATCTTTTGTTAAAGTACCGCCAGTCATTCCTGCCGCAGCACCTGCCAAAGTTAAGTGACGAACTGCTGCACCGCCTGGATAAGCAGCCATAGAAGTTCGTTTAACAGAGGTAGTTGGAGTAACTGTGTTTGTTGTATCAACCGCAGTAAAACCTGTAACACGATAACAATCTAAAGAGTTTTCCTGCGCTGTACCCGCTGCTGTTTGTATGGCACGAATAGTCAAACGTGTTGGAATAATTAAATTTGTCGCGTGTGTATTGCGTATCTCAAAGATACGGGAGTTAGCTGCTTGCGCAGCAGTAGAGTTAATACGGACAGAGGTTCTATAATGTCCTAATGTTCCGTATTCGATTGGTTTAACATGAGTGTTTGCAGCTCTAAATATAGTCCCTGCAACTTCTTGTGTTATTCCGCTATTGCCTTGTATTTGAATTGGCATTTAGTTCCAAACCCATGCTACTGTAAATTGTCCATAAAGACGTGGTGCCCGCCCTCCTGCTTGCGCATAGTGTTGCGGCATCGCTAGATTTCTTGTTGAAGGTTCTGCAGATAAAAGAGGTTCTCTGATCTCTGAAGTATTGAAACCATAAACAGTAAAACCAGTACCTGCAACAACATTACCTGCCACGGCTTTAACAGTTTCTACCATATGTTCATCGGCTGAGTGATCTGCTGTTGCAACAGGATAAATCCAAGCCTCAACCAAAGAACTTCCAGTTATGCCTGTTTGGCCTGTAACATCTACACTGGTATCCGACGATCCAGGAAAAGAACCAAAATTTATAGTGGTAGTACCTTGCGCCATTAGTCTTCGTCAATAACGACAGAGAAGCTCATGGCCTGATAAGTAGGACCAGAAGGAGCACGAACTGAAATCTCTTCACCGTTGCGTGCCTCAAAGATCTTACCACCCGGAGGAATCCAACGATTGGCTCCACCTAGCGCATTCCAACCCACAACTTCGTAGTTTGTTTCTAGCGTAGGCTGTGCAGCCCAAGTAGTAGAAGTAGTAAAGTTAGCTGCAGGCTGATCGGTATGATCTGCCTTGCTGGGAGTAATTGCACCACCAGGAGTTGTGCCTCCCGAGGATCGTGCCACTTGAATTTGCTGAGCTGCCGAAGAAGTGCCACGACCGGCGACACTCACCTCAACCAGACGAATGCGCCGGCCTGCGCCAGAGATACATGTCAGGAGATCTTGGCCTCCAGTTGGCGTAACGTTATCCCTGGCAACTGTATATCTGTTACCCATTTGTTATTTCCTTAATCTTGTTCAATTGTTTATCTAGTAAGTCCTGCGTCTCTTGGACTTTAGTTTCTTTTTCATGTAACTTAATCTCCCTACCGTTTAAGATAACTTCACGACTTTTCAGGAGATTCTCCATAGCAATCAGATCATTAGTCTTAGAAGCGATGTACAACTCAGCGGTCTGTTGCGAACTATCCAAGGCATTCTTCTGGGCTTGGAGTTGATCTCTTAATTGAGACAATTCATCCTCCCATTTCTTCAAGTTGTCTTCCTGATCATTGAGATAATCAACTTTCTCACCAATTAGAGCGGCTTGTTTATCGTGTTGATCTTTAAGATTACGTGCTTCTTCGTTAGCTTTCTCTAGAACTGCTCGACGCTGATCCAAATCTTTGACTGCAGAAAGTAGCTGACTAACCGTTTCCTTTAAGGAAGCAGGATCGTTAAGTGCTGTCAGGAAGTTAGTTAAACTATCCGCTGACGGTGGTAAAATAACTGCCATCAATCACCTATGTATTGGTAATAACAGCAACCTTAAAACCAGGAGTAACTTTGAAATACTCGGTTTGGTTGGCTGCTAAGCGAGGTGTAGTTGCGGTTGCTGTCGGATTAGTTCCGAATAAAATAGAACAAATTGCATCTGTATGGAGACGAACCATCCGAGTATCTGTTCTGAATGCAGAAGATTGATTACTACCAGCGGCAATAGCTACAGTCTGTGTTACTGTAGCAGGTTCCGAAACCAGGGTAGGAACATCCACTGAATTCTGAGGGTATTCTGAAATATATAGTACGGCCATTGTTTTCCTTGATTATTAAAGCCCGATGTTTTTGAGGGAGGGGTTCTTGGTTTTGAGCAATTCTAAAATATGTTTCATGGGACTTCCTTGTGAAAAAGTCCAAGCCTGTTTGAACATAACAGGAATACCTTGTGGTGCATTGGTCATGGGACCTTCAGCACCAGTGTTCTTTCCGGCTATATCCATGAATTCCCGTATACCACCGGCACTCTCATTACCGCCTAAAAGATCATTAATATTAACCACGTTTACGGGCTCCTTTCATTTGCTTTTTGAACCCATTTGTGGCATAGTATGCTTGGACCTGCTTCTTGGAGAAGGTCCTGCCTGAAGGGGATTTGTATTTGTTGGAAGATACTTTAGTAAAAGGCATTGTGGGCGCGTAGTATACACTATTAAATAGGAGTTGTCAATGGATAATTATTGGTTTTGTAGACAATGTAAGGTTTGGGTTGATGAACGGTTGAGTCATTGTTGGAAATGTGATACGAGGAAGCACTGATGAATGAAGTACCTTTGATTTTAATTATAGATGAATTACTGAAGTTGATATTATATACCGTAGGTATTGTTTACTTATGTCGCAAAATGTAATTTTGCTTAACGCAGCCAGAGGCTGCTAGGAAGATGTAGATGACTTGGTACTGCTTGAAATGTTATAGATGGG